ACTGTGATATGAAGAAAGATAAAACTAAAGCTGGATATTGGGCTTGTAGAATTAATAAATACGGACACCTATGGGGTGGTAAAACTTATCCTGGTTTTTGGTAATTATGAAACATTTAAAAACATATCAATTATTTGAATCTGAATTTTTTACAATCAGTGATGAGAGAAGAAAAAAACTAATTTATTTTATAAATAGTAGTTTAGATGGAACGGATTTTGATTTCTCTTCTTGGATATATGAAAATATAATTCGCGGAAAACAAGAAAATACAGAACTTAATGATTTTATTAAAAAAGTATCTCCTAATTGGGAAAAAACACTTGATGAATACTTAGCTAAGTATAAAAGTGGAGTAATGAAAATTGGACAGGATAAACAAAATGAGTGGTTTGGCGTAAATTATAACTCAAGTCTTAAACAAAAAGAAGTAATAGGTGATAAGGAGATAACAAAAAACTTTTATGTAACATTTGAGAAAAACGAAGACAACCTGAAAAGATGGTTCAATGGACTCGGAACTCTTATAAGTGACTTTTACAAAGCTTCTACAGAAGGTGAATTAAAAAACTCGGCAATTTCTTTCAAATGTGGATATTATGCTAAACATTTTATAGAAGACAATGACCATCTAAAGTTTTATTGGTATAAAGATGATGACAAAAGTAAAGTATTAGAAGTATATAATAATTGGTTGAAGAAAACTGGTATACAAGTTAAGAAAAGAGCTTATGATTTTGGAATAGATACCGAAAAAGGCGGAGATAAAAATAGTTTTGGTCGAATAGTTGCAAATAAAGTGAATGATCAGTTTCAAAAACTTAAATCACAGTATGGGAAAAAGTACACATCGGAACAATATGCAGATTATATAATAGATATGTTAAACAAAACAAAGTTTAAAATTGATTAATATGACACTTCCATTTCAAGAAACTAAATTAGGTAATAATATATTTATCAGAGAGTTTAGTAAAGATACAGAATCTGGTGAACTAATGTGGCACCGTGATAGAGAAGATAGAATAATACAATCTATTGGTAAAACAGATTGGTTAATTCAAATTGATAATGAATTACCTAAAGAAATAAATGAGGAAGTGCTTATACCGATGGGTGTTTATCATCGATTGATAAAAGGTACAAATAATTTGAAAATAAAATTAAAAAAAATAATATAATATGGCTGGACCATCTGGATTATTTCCTAATATTATAAAAGTCGGTACTGCACCGGCATCTAATTATATCACTGGTGGTCCTGGTGATAAAATTTATATTGCTATAAATCCAAATGTCTCTTACGGTGAAAGTGCAACAAGTGGATTTTGGAATGGTGTTACTCCGTCGAAGGGTGGTTATGTGGTATATGTTAATAATCTTACTACTCTTCCTACAATATTTGGTTTTAATGATGATACTAGTTTGATAAATTTTGCAAATAGAATTTTCTCTACATCATATTCAATAATTTCTGATGCGCTGGATAAATTTATAACTACTGATGGTTATATTTGTGTTAACTATGATTATCCTTATTTTCCAACAAATGGTTTGTTATTAAACTATGATGCCTGGTATTCAGCTAGTTATCCAAAAAAATTTACCTTCTATGACACCTCTGGTAATGGAATAACGGCATCTGCGATAAACGGTTGTGCATTTCAGGACAATGGTATTGAGTTAAACGGTAGTAATCAGCTTATTAGATTCGGAACAGTTCTTACTGAATTTTCTGGTTCTGACCTAACATTTAGCATTTATTTTTCATTTAAAAATCTTATAAATAATTCTGGTCTTGTTGCTAAGGGTAATGCTGCAACCACCGGTTTTGGTGTGTGGGTTAATTCTTCGGGTGATTTATATTTTACTCATTCAGCCACGGATACTCTTATTACATCTGGACTTGCTATTAATACAAGATATCTTTTAACAATGAGATATTCAAACTCTTCAAGTCTTATGCAATTTTTTATTGGTGGATCTCTTGTTGCTAGTAAATCTAGTGTTAATATAACTGATGCGAGTGTTTTAGCCATGGGTATTTATACTACAACCTACGCTAATTGTAGAATTTATAGTGTTAAAAAGTACAATACTTTTTTGAATGATACTGAAATTTCAGATATGTCAACTAATTTAGTTAATTTATATAGTGTCTTAGCTTAATAAGTTCTTCCGTTTCTGCAGTTAATATTTAGTCTGCTTTTACTTTATAGTTTTCATTGTATATCTTAATGACTTCATCAAACTCATTTACAATTCCTGATTTGAATTTATCATTATCATAAGATTGTTTTAAGATATACTCTTTAATATAGTCTTCATATTCTAATTGAACTGATATTTCCAATCCATTCTCATCAAATTCAACCTCATTTGATTCATTTACTTCTTCACCATCTACTAATTCTTTAGTAATATCATCAATATATTCTACTGAAGCAAAGTTACCTTTCTCTAACATAACTTCTAACTTTCTACGAAGCTTTCTGTTATTAATTAAAAGGTTATTTGAAATAGCTAAATCGATATAATCCTTAGTTCCTCTCAACTCATCTAATTTATCAATATCTTCTTCATTAGCAACTCTAAACTTTCTAAAAATTGGAGAGTAAGTGTTAGGTACAAAATCGATTTTATCAGTGTTTAGGTCGAGAATGGTGATACCTTTTTGATCACCCATATCATTTCTATCCATTTGATATGGAGAGCCTATAAACGAGAAATTTTCATTTGTTTGGCGGATGTGAATATGTCCACTAAAAACGTGTTTGTACTTCTTAAACTCATCAACATCAATCTTATCAGCATTTCTATGAGCTACTGAGTTTAGGTGCATTCTACAGCCATTTAAGTCTGAGTGACAGAATAAATAATCACCTTGATTATTGGTAATCTCTTTAATCATATCTAATCTTTTTTCAACCCAAGGCATTAAAACTAATTTCTGACCATCTACTTCAATAGTAGTTGTATTGGTGTAAACATTCACGTTATTAACGTGATTAAATAATCTAACTGAATTAATATCATTTGAACCTTTGTTCCAAAGATCATGATTACCAACTATAATATGTAGTGGAAGTATCTTAGATAGCTCTAGAAGTATCTTCTCTGCTTTATATGAGGCAATGATAGGAATCGACGTTCTGTTGTCGTATAAGTCACCGCAGTGAATAAGAATATCACCTGGTTTAGCATTTTCTTTGATGTAAGGAATAAAAGAGTTATAGAAGTAATCTTCCATCATATCTAACCATTTGTCTAAGTTATTAAGATATACTCCGAAGTGCCAGTCTGTTGTAATAAAAACTTTCATTAAAAAATTGTTTTCTTTTTATATGAAATTATTGTGTTATTGTTTCTTTTCTTCTGGCTTCTCTAGCACATTTTTCACATCCACTGCCAGCATATAGATGTCCGTTAGGTGTTTGTTCAAATTCTCCGTGAACAGGACATATTATTTTAACTTTAGTTCTACAATTTTCATACACTGTTAAGTCATAGTTATATTTATAGTTATGTTTAATATTTGATTTTTCAACAAAATCTTTAATCTTTTTACTTCTTCTATTGAGAGACTTTAATTCTTTTATTATGGATCTTTCTTTAGATTTACAATTTTTATTACAAAACTTTCTATCTGGTCTACCCCAAACAATCTCTTTATTACAATATCTATAATTACAGTTCATATATTGTATTTATTAAAAAGTGGAAATGGCATTTTTTACAACATAATGTTTTAAAATAGAGCTAAAGAGGATAAGAAGAAAAATATATAATTTATAAAAAAATAATTTAAAAAAATATGCCGTTACCACATTTTACACAGCTATTAAATACCGGTTCACCGGGTGGACCAGGTACATTACCTGACGAAGTAGTATATACAAACTTGTTTGAGATTACATTCGTATTACCTGTTATTTTACAGGCACAAGGTAGAGATCCTATCTTACTTTTACAAAATGCGTTGAACATTGATATGAACTTAACAGAATTCGACGTTGCAGTTAAAGAACAAAGATTCAAGTATTCAACTAGAGCTTTCTTAACAACTCCTACTAAAACTTCTGGTACGTTTAACATTAAATTTAACGTTAACGTAAACCAGCAAGGTTCTATGGAGACTTGGAATGCTTTGAAAGCTTGGTATGATTTAGTATTTAACTCACAAAATGGTTCACTTCACTATAAGAGTGATATCATTGGTACTGTTATTGTTAACCAACACGATAAAAAAGGTGTTGTTTTAAGACGTGTAACTTTCCAAAACTGTCAAATCAGTAAAGTTGCTGGTTATGCTTTAGATTGGTCTTCAAACAACATTATTGAAAACCTTCAAGTAGACTTTATCTATGATTACTTCATCGATGAATACATTGATAACAACTTTACTATTAATCCTCCAATTGTATCAGGATATTAATAATAATATTAAAATTAAAAACCCATCATTTTATGATGGGTTTTTTTATTATTAAAATTTTTATAAACAAAAAACCCACTTTACAGTGGGTTTAATTATTTAGAATTTAGGCATGTTATTTGTCATGCTTGAAGCATTTTTCATCATTGAGTTTGCGTCAAAGTTAGGCATTCCCTGTTGTTGTTCTTGTTCTTGTTTTTTTCGATTAGTATCTTCTTCTTCAACAATCTCATTAACCAATTTTATATTCTCTTCGAACATCCAGAAGGGCCATTCATCCATAGCCGCTTCTTGCGTATGGAAGTGCTTTTGTAGCATTAATTTATTCTTTAATATATGCTTCAAAGGCATCATGAATAACGAAAATACCTGACGCTCCGTTGGGAAATTGCATATCAGTGTGGACCTCCTCACCACACGAACACGTTTTCTTCAATTCCTTGATACCAAAAGTCATTTTACCGACTGCTGCATTTAAGAACTGAAATGAAATATCATCAATTTCTTCAAATTCTTTTAACTTTGCTTTAATACCTTCGTAAGTTATTGAGGTTCTACCATATAACATAAAAGGAATAATTTTTAAGAAAGCTAAATTTGGAGTTTTCTTTTCATTATTTTCTTTTACAATGTAATCTGTAAAAGCCTTTTGAAGACCAATATTTGGTGGAGTCAATTCAAACTCTTTTCCATTTACTGTACTAAAGTGGTAAGATCTTGAAGAGTTACTAAAATATCTATCAAGTTTATCATCTATTTTATGGAATTCAAAGTTATCTCTTTTTAATTCTAATTGTAAATCAGTACCACATCCACATCTTTTAGTTACTGTTAGTGAATTACCTTGCTGAAACGTTAATTCTCTAATTAAGAAAATTAAGAATAATCTGTCTTGGTCTTTTATCTCAAGATAAGAACCCATTTTACCATCTGAATATTTGATTCTAACACAAGATTGTAAAATATCATTCATTTTTTCAACGATGTCATAGAAGTTATTATCATCAACCATTGAATAGGCTTGTATTTCTTTTACTTGTGCTGGTCTTACCATAAAGACAGTACCTGATGGATAAAAATCACCGCATGGTAATTCTTTAATATCGAAGTTGAAATACTGCAAGTCAGTAGTTCTTGTGCTATCGATTTTTGGTTGTTCTACAAATGGAATATCAGAGTTCACAGGTGATTTTGATTCAATGTTACCTAAGTGTTTTTTTAGATACTCTTCTTCACTCATATTATTTTGTTCAGACATATTAATGTGTTATTTTTTATTATATATTCATAGATTTGTTATCCCTTGAATTTACCTTATGATTATAACAAAAAAAAAGAGGAAAGTTTTCACTTTCCTCTTTTTAATATAAAATTTATTAATTATTATCCATTAATGAATCCACCAGCACTGATTGCTCCAGTTCTCAAGATTGTGATATTATTTACAATAATACCCATACCCTTGATTGGTTCAACATATGTATCAAGAACACCGATTTGGTTATCAATGATTTCATTAGTGTTGTTTTCTTCATCCATTTTATTAAAGTAGTTGTATAAACCATTCTTACTTACATAAGTTTCACAGATAACGTCTGCTCTAAGTTTAATTTCTGCTCTAATATCAGGTGTATTAAATTTCCATTGGAAGTCTAATAACATTCTTGACAATTCTCTTTCAAGTTCAATCAATACCTCTCTAACGTGTAAGTAAGAAAGAGCTGATTTGTAAAGTGTTTGAGCTGTATTCTCAGTCTCAATGATGTTTCCTCTATTTCTCTTGAACACGATTGGGTTCATTTGAGCTTGGTTAATCCACTCGATATCAGTTTGAGTAAAGTCCATTTCAGTTGAAACTATATTAGTAATTCTACCATTAGTAACACCTGCTGCGATTGTCCAAGGAGTCACACCACTTAGGTTAGAGATATGTTTTCTCATATAAGTTGTTGCCGCCCATGCTGCTGGTGGAACTTCAATTGGTCTTCCATTGTCGTTTACTGTTAAGTAAGGTAAGAAATAACCTACTGATGTAGAACCTGCTCCATCTCCAAATGAGTAAAGGAACGCAGGAGAACTTTCAGGGTCACCACCTTTTGAAACGTACTCAAGTTGTAAAACACCTTCAGCATTTACGAAAGTAGGAGATGATGAATTCTTGAATGACTTCATAGAAGGCATATTTAAGATTCCAAGAGCATCTAATCTATCACCACAGATATCTACTAATTGTTGTTTAGATCTTTCAGTTAAACCAAGACCAAATGAGTCAATTAAATATCTAAAGTCAATTGCTTCTTTGTTAGTAATTGCTTTGAATAATGGAGTTCCTTTTGCTACTAAGTTAAGAATAGCATTTTGTCTAGTTTCAGTACCATCTGGTAAAGAAGCTTGTCTAATTCTAAATCCTTTAAGAGAGATAGCTTTATAAGTAGTTGCGTAATTATCAATAGTTGTGTATCTAGTTGTTTGATAAGCACCACCAGTGTAAACTTTATCAATTCTAGAGTCACAAGTAACTTCTACTAATGATGTGTCACCAGCATATTGTTTTTTACTTAGAATTCTTGTAAGTTTTCTAGCAACTTGACCAACTTCTAATACAACTGTTGGGTCAACATAAGCCGCTAAGTAGTCACCAATTTTAACTTCAGTGTATCTAGCACCTGTAATAAGAATCTTATTAGGTACTTGAACATAACCAGCTGGAAGTTCAATTTCAACAGTTTGTTTGAAGTTTGATTTAGCTGATTGTACAAAGAATGTATTACTTGTTATGGTACTAAGAGCTGGTGTTACTGTTGAAGTTAATGCTTCATCTAAGAATGACACTTCTAAAGTGTTATCATTATTAAGATACATTTTTAAGTAGTATTTAGTTAAGAAATCATAAATAGTACTTACATTTAATACTTCTTCGTAAGCAACCTCTTCAGTTACTTCATATGCCCAATAGTAAGCACCTACAACACTTGTATATCCAAGATTGTTTGCTAATGTAGCTGGGTTAGCAGAATTAGTAATTGTAAATGATCCAGTATTAAGAGTTGAATCAGGAACAATGAATTGGTCAAATGTACCATATGATGGATTTGTATTTGAAGTAGTTTCAAATACTACATAGTTATATCCAGCGTAAGATGATGTAGCACTTGTAGCTGTTTCACCATCAATGAATATAACATTCATTGTTTCACCAGATGTTATTAATGAACTAGGTACTTTGTTAGCATAGAAGTAATCTCCTGTGTTAATGATACCATCATAAAATTGTGTATAGAATTTAGAGTATTTAGCAACAACACCATCAGTTCCATCGGAAATACTTGAAGTTGTTGATACTGTATCTGTTCCTAATATAAACTCGTTATCTGTTGTATATATTACTAAGTAACCTTTAAGTATATCTGATAACTGAGAATCAGTTAATTCTGTATTTAAGATAAATGATTTGTTAGACGTGTCAGTTTGAACAATATTAGTTATTGTTATATTTTCTAAGCTAATTTTCTCATATCCATTATTAGGTCCTAAACATATAGTAGCTTTATCTTTATTAACACCTTTTATTAAATTAACTAAAGCGTTAAACATTTTGTATCTTCTATATTGAATGTAGTTTGCTGTAGAAGGAGCTGTATTTGTATCAAGAAATTCAACTTTAATAGAACCTGCGGCACTTTGAGTTGAGATAATGTAATCTTTACCACTAGCTGTTCCGAATTGATAATCTATAAATCCAGATCCATTAACATTAACATCAGTTGAAACTATTGATGCTGTTCCAATGAAACCATTTTTAATATCAAAGTTAACATATCCTAATACTATATCACTTGCTGATACCGTAGGTTTAGTTGGTGTTGAACCATAAGCAACTCCTACTGGATTGTTAACCAGTGATATTGAGCCAGTTGAATCTAAAACATAAGTCGATACATATGATAATGTAGCATATGAAGTACTATAATCACTAGAATTAATAACTAATGAAGTTGTTCCAGATACTGGAACTTTATTTCCGCCTATTACAGCAAAACCGTCTGATGTACCAATATAGTCTACTGATATAGAAACTGTAGATGTACTTAAAGTACCTTTTGTTACTTCATAAGTATATCCTTCAGCGAACCAAGCTGTTCTTTCAAGATTAGTAATTATTCCTGTTTCAGATGGTACCGCGCCAAATGCGTGATCTACTTGACCAGTATAACTGAATGATCCACCACCTAATAAGGCAGTTACATTACCTGGTAAATCTAAAGGTACTGCTGTAATTTCAATTGATTCCGCAATAGTTTCTTTATAAGATAAAAATTCTATAGAAGTCTCATTTACGCCAGCAACTGTTTGTCCAACTAAGTCTAAAAGACCGTTGTAGTAATCTGTTTCAACTAAATCTGAATTGAAAGAACAGAATACTCCAGTCTTATCTGTATCTCTATTAAGTGTTGTTTCGATAAAAATATTAGTGCCGTTAGCATCTCTAAAATATGGAATCAATGACAATCCTTCGTAATAAGCTAATAAAGTAACATTTCTATCATTAGCAAAATTTCTGATTTGTGTTTTAACAAGTCCAGAAGCGTTGAAGTATGCACTCCATCTATTGTCTATGGCTAAAGTTTGGTAATCTGACCAATCACCACCAACTACTATAACATCAACTAAATAGTCAGATGCCCAATCGTTAGCGTTAACATATGGTGGAAGTTTTTCTTGAGAACCATACCATTCGATTAAAGTTCTATCGAAACCAGTTCTTTGACTTTTCACTACAAATACTGTAACGTATCTGTCAGAAAGGTTAGTGATGCTGAAAGCTCTTTCAGTATAACCAGTATTACCTTTAGTTAAATTGATGAAAGATTCAGTATCTCTTTTCCAGAAACCTGTTGTGTCGAAAAATCTTCTATAAGCACCTAATCTCTCAATATCATTTGTATATCCAGATGATGCTGATAATGATTTATACTCAATAGTATCCAATGTATCATCTGTACTTAGTAAGTTGATAGCGTATACCGGAGCTGTTTCCAACATTTTTTGTATAGTTCTGTGGAAAAACGAACCTTTTCTTTCTAATCCTCTGTCAAGTTGACCAAAGATAGACTCTAAGTCATTAACAGTAGTAACTCTAATAGGTGTGTTTACTGGTCCTTTCTTAGAAACACCAATAACCATATTAGTAATACCCTCAACCACTGGAGTAGATATGATTGAATTGTCAAATTCTTCTATGAAGATTCCTGGTCTTTTGTATTTTCCAATTTGAATTGCCATATTTTTTAATATTTTTTTTTATGTTATGTAGTATATATAAAATGTAAAAAATGATATTTTTTCTATTTTGAACTCTCGGATGATATCTTTTTAATATTATCCATCATATTTTTTTCTACATCTAACATTTTTTTATTTAGGCTTGCTTGTGCATCAGAAATTTCTTTAGTTAGTGATGCTATTGAAGCTGTGTTTGTTGCTATTCTATTAGTTATATCACTGATTTTAGAACTAACAGCCTGTTTTGTACTAGAATCAGTAGATAATTTTAACTCTTCGCTAAAATCATCTTTTTTTAATTTATCATTAGTTATATCTTTTTGAGTTTTGTCAATTTTTCTTTTAAGACTTGCTACATGAAGATATTCAACTAAAAATGGATTTCTATCGGTAGCTGGTAAAGCATCTGTTTTACCAACTATAGGCTCTAAAGCTTTCTGTAAATCAGCGTCTGTTTGAGCTTTTAGATAAGCAGCATCAATTAAAGGCTTTTTAGCTTTATAATCAGCTAGGTTATTTTTTAGAGTTACTAGCTTTTCTTTAGCCATTTTAATATCTGGTTCATCTGTTATATTAACATCAAATTCAGATTCTAAAAAAAGTTTATATGTTTTTAGATTTTTCATTACTTTTTCTCCAATTTAGTTTTGGATATATTATCTGATCCAGAAACTGTCTTAAATCCACCAACTGTAGAAATTCTATCACCTATTTTCTTATCTAATACAAATCTTGTTTTACCTTGAGCAGTCTCAACAGTCTTTGTATTCTCATATAATGTATAACAGTTCACAATATTAATTTCCTCAGGTTTTTCTGATAATTTAGAAGGAGAATTTGCGTTATTTGACTTTCCATCAAATTTAGTTAAGTATGTTATTTCATAGTTTCCTTTTAACTTAAATACACCATCTTGACCTATTAAGTTTTCAATTTTCTTTTTAGTTGCTTTTATTTTAAAATCTGAAGAACTTTCATTACCTTCTTCATCTGTTGATTCATTTCCACTTTTAGTTTCTAAAAGAATTGCTCTTGGAAGATCACCTTGTGTTAATTTATTAGGAATTGCTGATTCTGTAATATATCTTTGAAAAAACTTAAAAGATCTAGAGTAAGTTAAATAAGCAACATCACCAACAACCTCTTGTATGAAAAAGTAAATAACACTTTTATTAGTTGATACTGCAAAGAATGTTTTTGCTAGATCTTCATTTTTTTCAAATTTAATAGGATCCTTTGTGAAAAGTAAGTTTTTAGCACCTGGTATAGCCTCGGCAATCTTTGAGTTACTTTCTTGTTCTTCTGCGCCTCCAAAGTTTGTTTTATTTGGATCATCTTCTTTATAACCAAAATATTTGTCTAAGAATTTAGCTTGTAATCCTTTTGTATCTTTACCAGTTTTATAAAGTTCGTCACCATCAAGCATATCTGTCATAAATTTACGAAGATTTGCTCCAGCTTTTTCTATTAAATCATTACCAACTTTTAATTTTGTACCTATGTTGAAGATTGGTTGATATTTTTTATCTCTTTGTATGTCTAATACGGTATCTTCCCATTGGTTAAAGATAGCGTTATTTCTATATGGACCTCCACTTTTTCCAGCAGTACTTGGATCACCTGATCCAAAACTAGTATATTCCATGAATGTCTTGTTAGAAACTTTACCACCGCTTCTTCCTGATGGAATTACTTGAGTTGTGTGTATTTTATAAGCTCTATTAAAACATTTAACAATATCTAAAACAGGATCAATTCCATTTATCACAATAGAATCTTTCCTTTCTTTTTCAATTTTGTCAAATTTTTCTTTCATTTTAATAACCTCTGTTTTCTCCATCACAAAAGCCTTAATATCTATCTTTTTGTCCCAATAGTCTTTAATCTTTTGAGATGTAGTCATTACATCAGGAGCACCAACTTTTGATTCTTCATTATCCTCTTCAGCTTCTTTAATTAAAGAAATGAATTTATCATATTTAAATAAAGAAGATTCTTTTTTAACTTCTTCTTTAGGTTTTTCTTCAGTTTTAACTTCTGGTTTTTTCTCAACAGCTTTCATAGTCATTGTAGATTTTATTCCTTCTACAAATCCTTGTAATCCTTTACCTGTTTCTCCTAGACCACCATATAATCCTTCTTTGTCAAATTGTAAAGCAGTTTTAGCAAATCTTGCTATTTTCTCAGCAACAACAATTTTCTTATTCTTGTCTGAGATTATTTCCATACTTTCTTTGTATAAAGGAGCAGTAGAGGCATTTAATGTTTCTTTTTTATCACCAACTAAATATCATCTAGTGATTTTGATGTTATATCATTTAAGAATTTAACATCTACACCAACACCTTTATCTTTTGGTGATTCTAATACTTCAATAGCTTTCTTTAGTTTAGTAAAAGCTTGAGTTAAGTGGTCTTCACCACCTTTGATGTTTGCTCTATCCGGGCTACCGCCTTCACCAAGTGCTTCAAATATAGAACTTTCCATAACAAGAACTAAACCAGCAGGCATTGTTTGATTATCCTTTGGATATTTTGCCAAAACTTGAGTATTTTTAGTTCTAATGTCAGTTGCTGCTATTTTTTTAGGATTGGCTTTAACATTTTTTTGAATTTTTTCAATAGTATCTCCAGCAACTGTTGTGTATGTTACTTTAGTTTTTGTTGATGTTGATACATTTTTATCAGATGTAATCTTAACTTCTTTGTAATGTGTTAATGTATAAGACAATGATTTTAATGTTTTAACCATAGTAGGATACATGGATTCTGAAGAATTTGAATCTTCTCCTTCACTCTCTCCTTCTTTATCACCTTCTTCACCATCTTTATTCTCTCCTTCGCCTTCTTCTTTATCAGCATCTGCTTCGGACTTCCCACCTTCATCATCCTTAAATTGTTCTAAGAATTTTAAAAATTCTTCTAATTGACTTATTAAACTATCTTTATTTTCAAAGTCTTCAAAACTTTTAATATCTGAAATTGCTGCTTTTGTTAGGTTTCTAATATCACCTACGCTAGCTTCTTCCTCTACAGCTTTTTGTAAACTATCAAGAAAAGAAAAAACAGTAAGTCTTTTGAATTCTTTTTTATCCTCTTCTGATAATTCAGCTTCAGCTGAACCTCCTAAGAGGTCATCAAACGCATATCTTAGTCTTTTAGCTACACCTTTTATTCTAACAAGATTAGCACCAACCTTTGCTTTTCTAATAGTAGAGTTTATTAATCTACCTAGTAAAGAGTCACCCCAAGGTATATCATTAGCAAATGGACCGCTATTTTCAACATCTTCATTTATTTTAACTAAACCTTCGTAAGATTTGTATTCGTCTATTTTTTTTATGCTTCTTTTAAGGAAATCTTCTCTATTATTAAGATACTTCATAAATTAATGTAATTTTTTCAACATATATATTAAAAACCTTTTATTGAAAATTAGTTAAAATGAATAATTATGCTTATCTTTGTTTAAGATAAGAGGTAAGATAAACAAAAAAATAATAAATAAAATTTGTAAAATCAGAAATTATCCTTATATTTGTATAACAAAATAACCACTAATAGAAAACAATATGAAATTCGATATCAACAAAGTAATCTGTATCAGCTTAAAATCTCACAACGAGCAACAATTGAAAGCTATCTCTGAAGTTTACAAATTAGACTTTGATGGTTTAGTTGATAGTAAAAACATTTCTTCTAAAATATGGGTTGAAATCGGTGGTGAATATGCTATTGCTTTTGTTACTAACTCTGGTAGTGGTGGATATCAACAAAGTAATCTGTATCAGCTTAAAGTCACACAACGACCAACAATTGAAAGCTATTTCTGAAGTTTATAAATTAGATTTCAATGCTTTGATTACTATCAAAGATTGTTCATCTAAAATCTGGGTTGAGGCAGGTGGTGATTATGTTATTGCTTTTGTTACTGTTGATAATAATGTTCCTCAAGTTAGTGAGTATTTTTGTCCAATCACAAAAAGAGAAAAAGACGCTTTGTTAAAAATTCAACCAATCAAAACTCCAAAAATGCCAAAAGCACCAAGAGTTGATGTTAAAGTTGAAAACACTGTTGAAGTTTCAAATGTTACTATCGATGATTTAATCGCTGAATTTGATGTAGTATTAGATGTAGACACTATCTTAGAAAAAATCAGTGATACTGGTATGAAGTCTTTAACTAAAGCGGAATTAGACTTTTTGAACAACTTATAATAAATTAAAATAACCTATTTTTTCCTACTTCTTAAAAAACCGGGCGTATTGCTCGGTTTTTTTATTTTAAAATATATTTTTTTAATCGACCTTTGAAATCTTTTCAAAATCCACGATTGAGTTTTTGATGAGAAAAAATTAGAATATATAAGACATACAAATTCATATTTTATTATGAGATATTCAGAACTAACATATCACGACAAAGTTTACACTAATGTAAATGAGATCGATGATATACTAACAAAAGAGAGATTCTTTTGGCTTATTGATTCCGAAATTGAGAATGCTCAATTGGAAATAAAAAACAACACACTTATATGGAAAAATGGTAGTTTCTATACAGGAGACTGGTACTATGGTATTTTTAAAGATGGTAGCTTCTATGGAAACTGGGAAAATGGTATATGGGAAAACGGCAATTTCGAAGGTAAATGGCGCAGTGGTATTAATCTTACACAGATATAAAAATTAACACAAATTACTATGAAGAGAAAAAGAATTACTCTTGAACAAAAACAAGAGAAGGAAATTTTGAATCAAAGAGAGTTAAGGGTAACCAAAGAAGGAAATGAATTCTTCTTTGAAATCGGATCAGAAATGACTTCAGATTTAGCCGAAGCGGTTTCAATTTTAATGAGAACAATCGACTGGAATGACCCTATTTGGAATACGACAATTGATAAAAAAATGATTTACGAGAATATAGCTCCAGAAAAATCGTTATATTGGTTATCGGGTGGATATAAAGAATGGAAATCATTAGAACATTATAATAGACCTTGGTGTGACTGTTATCTTGAATTTCAAGAAGAGTTTGGTTTTTTGATACTAAATATAATTAAAAAATCAAAAACTTTACTAGATGTGAGAAATTCATTTATGAAATACTTAAATTTACCAACATTATATAATTTTGCAATAAGTAAGAATATGGTAAGATAAATAAAATAAAAATTAAATAAATCCTGTCAGAAATGATGGGATTTTTTTTGCTACAAATATAAAGTGAGTTTTTAATATATACATTATGAATCAAATGAAAGCATTGTGTAAAAACCCTTGGTGTAAAGCGCATTTCTATTATACAGAGAAAGATATGATTGTTATAGAACCTGATATTAGAAAATCTAAAATAGATTCTATTTTAGATGAGTCAGAAATTGAAAAGATACCACCTAGAGTTTGTTTTAAATGTAAAAGTTTTGACTCAGAATTAAGTGATGGTGTTAGTTGGGAAAATAAAGAGTATGAAGGTAAAAGATTTGATGGTACTCCACATCAACTAAAATATAAAGTAACAAATTATAAACTATAATGAAAGCACATTTTTTTGACATAGATACTATATTAGTGACTAATAATAAGGTTTGGATAGTTGATAAGACTAGACCTAATCTACCTATTATGAAAATATCACAATCAGATTTTAATTTGATTAAGAATGGTGTCTATAGAAATCAGGGAAATAGTTTAGATTTTGGAGGTCATACTTATTGGATTCCAACTGAGTTGTTTGAGAAGTTAAAAATTAAAGCTAAGAATTATAAAGCTGATATTTCTAATATTGCCTTTTCAATGCAAGAGTTCATGAATAAAGAATTAATTGAGAATCTTGATTATGATATTAATATAGAAAATATCTTACACTTAAAGAACACAGATGATGATATTTACTTTATTTGTTCTAAAAACACTAAAAGTAATTATGAGTTAATGATTTCTAAAATAGAAGATAAATTAAAAGATAATGGCTTAGTTATTAAGAAATTTTATTTTATATCCGAGACCTTCTATAATCGAAAATCAGACGACATTTCTCACAAGAAGGTTAGATTACTTCTACAACATTTAATAGGTCTTAAAACAGAAGGTGATAAGTTTACAGACGAAAAACTGGAACAATATAGCGAGTTATTCTTTTATGATGACGAAGAGAATGTTATAAAATTGGCAAAAGAATCTAATAAAGTCTTAACAGTTATATTGTCAAATACAGATAAATCAATAAAAGGTATTATTAAAGATGAATTAAAGTCTGTACCAAGAACTTTATATGTTAATCATGTAACTAGTAATAAAGTAAATAGGCTTATAACTACTAAAGTAGATATTCAATTTAGTAACTTAATAACAGTATTTGAAAGTTTTAAGAGTAGAATTTAATCTTTCTTTCTATCAACATCCTTACTAATCATAGCATTCTTAATTAAATCATTAAGCTTTCTATTATCCATTATTTCTCCACCACCTACAGAATCACCGGCTGATTCTTCGGCGGCTGTGTTTTGAGCTTTAATAACTTCAGGATTTTCAATCTCATTAAGACCTAAATCTTTTCTTAGTCCTTTATAGAATTTTTCAAGTTCAGTTCTTTGTGTAGATGAGAATTTAGAGTTTTCTCTAATTTGACCAATTGTTTGATTGACAACTTCGTGCATTCTAGCAGAGTTATCACCATTATCAACTTGTCTTAGTTGTGATAAGAAGTTTTTTCTAGTCATTTTTGATAAGAAGATTGTTTCCGCATAAACTTTAGCATCTTCTCTCATTTTATTTCTAATATAAGGATGTTCTTTTAATTGAGGTACGTCACTTAAATATAAATCAATAAGTGATTCTAATACTTCCATAGACTGCTGACTGGCAACTGTCATATCTGAGTCATAATCATAAATTTCTATTTCGCCTAAATCTGGTAGATCTTCGGGTCTAGCAAGATGTTTACTTATATCGAATTCGCCACTCTCCGACTGGATTTCATCGAATTCATCTTTGATTCTATTTCTTTCATTCTCTGTTTTTGACATAGAAGGTGGTTTTTTACAATATATATTAAAAAGTATCTTTTCCTAAAATATGGCATTTGCTCCACAACAAGAAAGACAAATGGTTTTTACAACCAAATTAGTAGACGAGGCTACTGATAAGATTAACGATGGTGTAGTCGTTAAGAGATATCAAAACCCTTGGTTAAAGAGTGAAGTAGGCTTGAGAAGAGCCGGTGTTTCATTTAGAATGACCGCTGACGAACAACAGGAATATGTTAGATGTGCCCTAGATGTTCATTACTTTGTAGAAAAATATTGTAAAGTAAAACGAGAAGATGGTTCTGTTGGTTCAATTAAACTAAGAGATTATCAAAAAGAAATATTAGATAGTTTTGTCAATAATAGATTTAGTATCTTAATGGCATCTCGTCAGGTTGGTAAAACAATATCATCTTCTATTTTCATGTTGCATAAAATTCTATTTGATAATGATAGGAATATCATGATTGTAGCCAACAAAGGTGATACAGCTGTTGAGATTGTTGATAAGATTAAATCAATCTACTCTTTATTGCCTTTTTTCTTAAAGCCAGGTATTAAAACTTGGAACCAGAAGTCATTAACATTTGAAAATGGTTGCAGAATTAAAACATCTGCTAGAACAAAGACTCCAGCCATCGGTTTTACCATTGACGTACTTTACTTAGATGAGTTTGCTCACATTCCTTCAAATATTATTGAACCTTACTATACTGCCGCTTTTCCGACAACTGCTGCCGTTCAAAATTCAAAAATTATTATCACCTCTACACCAAATGGTATGAACTTATTCCATAGATTATTGACAGATGCTGAAAGACCTGAAGGTGATCCATTGAAGAATAACTATAAACCAATGAGAGTTTACTGGTATCAAGTGCCAGGTCGTTTTGTTACTTATATTAGATTAAATGCTCACAAACTATATGAGTATGGTGTTACTAAAGAAGAGATATTTGATTTAGTTAACAATAAATGGGGAGATAAAACCAAAGTATTCATGGAATACAATATGGATTTACTTAAAGATGTTATTAATGTTTTTAATGATGATAGATGTACAGATGAGGATGTTAAAAAATTAACTTTTGTTGATAAAAATGGATTTGAAGTCCCTATTATGGCTATTGCTGAAGTAACAACTTGGAAAGAAGAAGCCATTAAAGATATTGGTGGTGAGGATGCCTTTAACCAAGAGTATGGTTTAAGATTTATTAATGCTTCTAAGTCATTATTAAATGAAGCAATTATAGACGACTTATTGAGAAATAAGAAAAACTACGTCCATGAGCCTATTATTGAATTTGATAGAAGATTGAAATTTAGTTATACTGACTTAAAATGGGTTGATGATGATATTAGTTTCTTACCTATTATGAGAAAAGATTATAAATATGTTTTATCTGTCGATATTTCTGAAGGTCTCGGTCAGGATTATTCTATTATAAATATATTTAGAGTATCTGAGAAACCAAAGGAATTAATAGAAACACAGAAAAATAATTATAAATCTGTTGTAGACTTCTTCAGATTGGAGCAAATTGGTATTTATAGAAATAATTATATTTCTGTTAAGCAACTAGCAGAGTTACTTTATATGATAGTATTTGAATACTTGAATCCTGATAACTGTAAAGTAGTTGTCGAGTTAAATAACTATGGTAATACTTTATTTGCTGAGTTACCACACGTTTTTGATGGTAATAATAACTATGGTTCTTCAGTATTTGTTAGATATAAACATAGAGCCGATGCTACCGAGGAAAAGGTAGGATTAAAAGTGGGTGAGAATAAGAATATGATGGTTAAAGATTATCAAGAACTTATGCAGAGTAAAGGTTTTTTGATAAACAATGAAGATAATATTAGAGAAATTACAACATTTGTTAAACATACTACTTCAGCTGGTAATACTAGATATGCTGCTGATGTTGGACATGATGATACTGTAATGACTATTGTGAATGCCACGACGGTATTTGGTAGACACGACTTTACGGAAATGGTTGAAGAGTGGTCTAGTAAGTTTGTTGATAAGGAATTTATGTCTTATGTTAATGAATCCTTAAAAAATATGGACTATGTTGAGGGAGTTGACTATGGTCAAGTTCTAAAGATAAGAAAACAAAAAATGAACAGATTCAAAGATAATAGTGGATTTGGAAGCGGTACTAACTGGTTTGGTAAATAAAAAAAGACACATTTCTGTGTCTTTTTTATTAATCGTTAGATTCCATTGTCGCACTTAAACCAGCACTTCTCAATTTATCTTTCATAGTTGAGATAGTTTCAATATCTCCGTATTTTACATCACACTTTCCGTTGTAGTGTATAATGTGAGCACATTGTGTGGCTTGCTCGTTTTCATGTTTACATATCTTCATTAGACAGGTAATAACCCAATCAAATGTGTTGTGATCATCGTTGTGAAGAATCAACTTATACGGTTTTGATAAAATTTCTTCTACCTTAGAATTGGTTTTCTTTTTAGTAATTGTTGCCATAAACTATTTTAATTTTCTGAGTATTATATATTATTTTGAGAAGTTTGTTTCTTTCTTATTAACAACATCGATTACAGTAACCTGTACAAGCTGTTCTTCAGCCCATTCTTCAAATCTAATTAGATGTTCTTGTCTATCATCATACATAACAAACTCATCAACACCAAGTTCTTCAATTTTTTCTTCAAATAATTTAGTTTTGAAGTTGTATGTATCACCACCCCAGTTTAAATGAACTTCATCAAATGAAATATTATGTTGATTTAGAATAGTTTGGATATGATGTTGTGTTTATTTAATATAGTTTGTATGTGTTCAGACATACCTTCTTTCTTTTTTAATCTGCCTGTTGCTAGAATGACATAGTTATCTGGATCTGATACCGCTTCTAAATACTTTTTATAAACCCATTGATTTAATGGAATTTCAAATATTTCAGGATCTATACTTTCAGGACGACCCCACCACCCGTTATAGGGCCAAACGGTTCCTGTTTTTTCTAACCAGATTTTCTCACCTTCTTCAGGTTTTGGTGTGTGACATAATGTATCGTCGAAGTCGAATGATATTAATCTTTTATAGCTCATATTTTAAATTATTTACAAATATATATAAAATTTCTCAAAAATAAAAGGTCGGTTTATTAAAATAATATATAATCACAAAAATAATAAGTTTTTATGAAATTGGATATTAAATCAATTTTGATATTAATCTTACTTGGATTGACACTTTTATTTGGTTTCAAGTGGTTTTTTTCAGGTGATAAAGCATCAAAAGAAAGAGTTAAACAACTTGAACAAGAGTTCAAAGAATTAGAGTCTCAAAAAAAATTAGTTGATTTAGAAATTGCTACATGGGTAGCTAAATCAGATAGTCTTAGAAAGTTGGATGTTAAATTGCAAGCTGAGTTGGCTAAACAAGAAGCTCAAACTAGAAAGGCTGAGGAAGAAGCTAATAAGTCAAAGGCTAATTTAGATAAATTAAAGAAAGACATTGCTGAGACTCAACACAAAATTGAAGAATTCAAAAATAATCCACCTAATAGAACAGGTGACGCACTTTTAGAGTCGCTAAAAAATAAAACTAAACATTAATATGAAAAAGTTTTTATCACTTATAGTTGGTTTGGTATTGAGTTTAAGCGCTTACTCACAATATTCACAGCCTAAAATAGAATATCCAAGATACGAAACAGACTCTTTGGGTCAACAAGTTTTGGTTATGACTATCGAACAAGCACAAAGTCTTGATAATGGGACAGACTTATTAGTTCTTCTGCAGAAGTTAAATACTCAAATGGGTGACTATGATTCTGTTTGTGTTAAAGTTATCAATGATAAAGAAGTAGTAATCGCTTCTCAAAAAATGGAGATTAAGAAATTGAAAGAATCTTTAGTTAATAAAGATGAACAAATTAAAGCTCTGCAAGGTGAAGTTGCTTCTTATCTTAAAAAGATTCTTATTCTTGAAGGTGAAGTCGCTAATAGACAGAAAGTTATCGATGAGAAGAATTTACAAATAAGAGGTTTGAAAACTAAAATGATTTTTGGTGGCATCGGTGGTGGTGTTGCTATTATTGGTTTAATACTAGGATTGGTAGTATTACATTAATGATAAAAAATGAGTTTTTAAGTTTAATATATAATCTATAAAAAATATTCAAATACAAATGAAGCATATTAGAACATATGAAAATTATCGTGTTAAAAAGAACAGAGAAGAGATTATCAAAGAATCAGTTCTTCAAGTAAACGATATTTACAAAGTAAAGACTATGATTGATATTCCTCAATCTTTAATCAATGCTTATGTGAAAAAAGTAAAAGATACTACAGGTAAAAACCTACGCACGTTCTTTGGTGATGTTGATATTGCTGAAGAAATTGTAAAGTTTATTAATATGGATAACCTAGATGTTGAAAAAATCCCTGGTGGTGCTTTAATGGGTGGTGGTCAATCACAAACTCAAACACAAACTCAGGCTCAACCTCAAGTTCAAGTAGAAGCTCAACCTCAAGCTCAGGCTCAAACACAAGAAGCTCCTCAAACTCAGGCTCAACCAGCTCAAACTGAAGAGGCTCCAGCACAAGCTCAACCAGCTCAAGGTGAATTTGAAGAACCTCAAGCTCAAGGACAAGAAGCTCAAGAAGGACAAGAACAAGCTCAACCGGCTCAAGGACAAGAAGCTCAAGAAGGACAAACTCAGGCTCAACCAGCTCAAGGACAAGCTCAAGAAGAGGAAGAAAAAGAAGAAGGTCAAGAAGAAAAAGAAGAAGGTGAAGAAGAATTACCTCTTTAATCTATAAAATATTCAAAGAATTAAAACCCATCAAGAAATTGATGGGTTTTTTATTTAATATATAGTATATCAAAATATAATAAACAATGAAATACTTAAAATTATTTGAAGACTTTGAAGAAGCAGATATTCCACATGGTGGTGAGTTTAACTATGGTAAATTAACAGAAGAAGATGTTACTAAAGTTAAATCTTTTATAGAAGATTTGAAAATATACACAAAGGAACATAATGTTGAGTTGATTTTATCTCCTAAAAGTGGAATTCAGTTCTCGGAAGATGGTATAACTTGTAATGGTTATTTTGATGGTGAGAGTCCAACTCTAGCTTGTGCTTTAGGTAAAGACGTTTCTCAATGGTTAATAATATTACTACACGAATCTTGTCACATGGACCAATGGATCGAACAGGTACCTGCTTGGACCGAGAATGAGTCTGGAATGGAGAACATCAGTGAATGGTTAGCCGGTGATGATAATGTTGATATGTCTTTAATTGATAAAGAAATAAGATTATCTATGGATTGTGAAATAGATTGTGAAAGAAGAACTGTTGAAAAAATTAAAAAGTATGGTTTAGATTCAATTATAAATATTGATGAATATATTCAAAAGTCAAATGCTTATGTTCTTTTCTATTTATGGATGAGAAAAAATAGAAGTTGGTATAAAATAGGCAAAGAGCCTTACAATCAACCTCAGGTAATTAATGTAATGCCTAAAACATTTGATATAGATTACACAGTTTTAGATCCTAAGATTGAAAAAGCATATGATACTTATTTATAATGAGATACTTAAAAACATTTGAAAGTCATAGTAGTGGAACATTAATTATAGTTGATGTTCAGAAATCATTTAGAAAGTTTTTCTCAGAGATGTATCTTAATGAATTAAAGAAGTATTCTAATAATTTTCAAAATGTTTATCAAGTTTGGGATAATCATATAGATGGTAAGAATGTAGATAAAGATTATTTATATGATGAAACTCCTGAGATTCCTATTCATAAAGACCTTTATCATTTTCCTAATCAAAAAGAACTTATTGAGAAAAGATATAATTACAAAGTAGATGCTGATTTCTATAAGAAGATATTAGATAAAGAGGTTTATCAAGAAATTAGTGATAAAGAGGATAGAAAAGAATTAAAGAAAGGTGATATATTCAATACTAAAGAAGGAACTATTATCACTTATATAAACAACAATCATGTTTGGTTTCACTGTCCTATAAAACTATATGAGTTATTAAAGTCATTAAATGGTAAAGAAGTTACTATTGTAGGTGGTGCTGACTCTGAATGTCTTGAAGACATTGTTACAACTGCTGAAAGTTTAGGAGTTAAAATTAAAAGAGATTATAAGTATATTTATACTGCTAATAGTTGTCCAATATAAAAATAAAATAATATTTATGCCAGCTCGTTCAAAAACACAACAAAGACTAATGGGTTTAGCTTACGCTTATAAAACTGGTGAAGTTAAAGCTAAAGATTTGAATCCGGAATATGCAGATGAAATTAAAAAACTGGCTAAATCAATGACTGAAAAACAGTTAAAAGATTTTGCTAAAACTAAACATAAAAATCTTCCTGAGAAGGTAGAAGAAAGAATTAAAAGATTTGAATCCTTTGTTGAATCATTAAATAAATAAAACCAGAGTTTTATGCTATGTTGGCATATACATCATAGTCTGCTACCTGAAAGTAAACTTCCATCCATTCTTGGTATCTTTCAGGATCATCATAAAATGAAACCTTTAGTGTATAAGTTATAGATTCTAATTCATTTATATAATCTGATATTTGACCTCTTAGTTCACCTTCAATTGTCTCAGCTGAAAGTTTTGTTTCGTGTAAATATCTTGGTAAATCACCACCAAAATTAGGCTCACAGAATAATTCACCTTTATTGGTAAATAAAATCATTTCCCATTTTTGTATTATTACTCTAATAACATCATCTTCAATGATTTGAGTATCATTAAATCTTGGATGTCCTGGGTATTCAATATAGAAGTCCGAAAAGTCAAAAGCCATAACATATATATTAATATATTATGGCTCTTTTGTTACAATAGTATATCTCTGAACTTACCAATTATTGTTAGACCTAGAACTATAGGGTCTGTATTGGTTTCTAACTTAGAAGAGTAGTCTGATATTATGAAATTACATTCAAACAATTTATCTATATTCTTACTTTCTGATATAGACCAATCAATAAATGGTTTTCCTAAAAGTCTAATCATCACATCAATCTTTTCAGCACCAAAGTTAGTCATTAAGAAGTGATAGATTTTCTCATAGTCTAAAGACTTATCATAGATACAAGAATATAAATCTAACTTTACTTTATTAGACACATTAGATGTATTCTCTCCTAAACTACCCGTTTCTAAATAGTTTTGAACTTCAACCATTATAGACCTAAAGTCCGGAAACTTCTTAGTAATAATAGAAGCTAAATCTTCTTTAGGAATTTCTTTACCTTCTTTAGGTAAAATTACATTATTGATTCTTTTATAAACTTCTTGTTTAAGATACTTTTCTTCTTCAAGACTTTGACAATCAAAGTTTATTTGAGGAATTCTAGATTTAATACCATCAGAAATCTTATTTAAGTGATTGGTTGTGATAATGAATCTAACATTCTTATTATACTTTTCAATAAATGCCTTGAAAGCATCTTGGAATTGAGCCGACACTCTTTCAAATTCATCTAAGAATATGTATTTAATGTCGGAGTCAGTTTCCATCATTGGAGTGAACTTACAAAAATCTTCAATCTCACTTCTTAAAACATCAATAGATGTATATAAAGAGGAGTTAAGTTCTAAGTAAGGTTTATCTACAGAAATCTTCAATCTCACTTCTTAATACATCAATAGATGTGTATAAAGAAGAGTTCAGTTCTAAGTAAGGTTTATCTTTTGTGTATTTTCCAATAAGTATTCTGGCTAAACTTGTTTTCCCGGTGCCAAAATGACCGTAGAATATAAAGTTTTGGTTGATACCAAACTCAAAGTGTTTTCTGATTCTAGGTAAAAGAATAACATCCTCCATAGTCTTTGGACGCCACTTTTCCCATAATAGTAATGATTTAACAGACATATTTATTCAATTAGTTAATAGTATATAATCTCATTAAGAGAAAGTTTATATTTAATATATATGTCTATGATAGGAGAAAGATTTAATTTTGAAGACGTATTTTTTAGAGATTTAACAGTTTGTGTCTTAGATACTTTAGAAGGTCAAATCAAGTGGATTAATAGATTCACTAGTGGTGACGTTTATGTTCAAGTTCCTTTTTACTATTCACTTACAGGTGATGAAAGATTTCTATTAGACTCGTTTACTGATGATATAGTTTCTGAAAATAGATTTGTTGAATTGAACACTGATATGATACCAAGAGGTCATTTAACTATGACTGGTTTCAATATTAAATCTGATGAATTTGCCAATCCTAATGTTTGGTTAAGAATGGTTGTTGAGAATGAAGTAGAGATTAGAAAAGTAATCGCTAAAGTTAGAGCTGTTCCTATTACAGTAAACTATGATTTAGAAATATTGTTAAGTTCTGAGATTGATACATTCAAATGTTCTCAAGCTATTATGGACACTCTTTGGTTATATAAGTTTATGTACTTTGAGTATAACTTTATGAACAT